AGTTGATAAAGCAAAACAAAATAGAAAAGCAAAACAACAAAAGTCTACAAAGTCAGTTGATAAAAAACCTTCTGTTAATAAACTTGCAAGTGATGCAAAAACTAAACGAGATATAAAAAGTAATATTAGTGATACTAAAAAGAAGTTGGATGATTTACAAGTTAAAGACATTAAAAAGAAATTAAATAAAAAAACCACAAATAATAAAAAGAAAAGTGCTTCTTCAACTAAAGTTCCACCTACAGGTGCAGCAACTGCAAAAAATATATTTAATAAACAAAAACAAAGTTTTATAAAAAGATATAAAGGTCCTATTGCAGGTGCAGCTTTAGTTGCAGGAACTACACCTTATCTTATGGATATAGGTAATGTAAGTGAAGGTAGCATTAGTGGTGGAGGTAATAAAGATAAAAAACCTTTAAAGAAATTAAAAGATGTTAAAGTAAAAACTATTAAAACAAAGTCCTTACAACAAAAAAAGAAAGATATGCCTAAAGTTCCTACTAAAAAGAAAAGTAGAAGTAATATTAAAGGTTCAAGTAGTTATGATGCTCAGTTTACTTATGACCAATTAAAAAAGAGAGGTTTAAAACCTAAAGGATTTATGTCTCCTGAAAATTTTAAAAAGGTTAAAAAATTGAAAGAAGGAACTAAGGATAAGACTATAGGTAAACCTATATCACCTAAAGATGCTTTAAAGAAAAAATTTGCAGAAGCAACAGATATGAATTTTTTAATGAATACATTAGGACTTAAAAAACCTACTAGAAAAAGAACTATGATTGAAAAGATTTTTGGTGGAGGTCCTGATGAAGCTTATACATTAAAAAAAGGTAGAGCTAAAATAGCAGCAAAAAATCAAGCACGAAAAGATTTAAAAAAGCAATATCCTGAATTGATGAAAAGGGTAACTAAAAAGTTTGAAGGTAGTAAAGTTGGTCTTAAAGACTTACCACCTAAAGCAGACAATCCGGGTATACATAAATTACCTAAAAAAGTTAAAATGAATATGGGATTTAAACCTATGTTTGGTGGTGGTTTTATTTCTAGTTTATATGATAAACCTGAAAAGATTGAAAAGTATAAGGGTAATACAACTTCTGCAAGACAGGTAAAGGGTTATGGAAAAGCAAAAAAGAAAGCTTAAAAAAGTTATTAAAGGATTAAGTAAAGCATCTAAGACTCATGCTAAACAAGCTAAAACTTTAAAGAGTATATTACGTAATGGTAAAAAGAAAAGACCCTAAAGTTGGTACAGGTAAAAAACCAAAAGGTTCAGGCAGACGTTTATACACAGATGAAAACCCTAAAGACACAGTTAGCATCAAGTTCGCCACACCTGCAGATGCAAGAGCCACAGTTGCAAAAGTTAAAAAAGTTAATAAGCCATTTGCGAGAAAAATACAAATACTTACTGTTGGCGAACAAAGAGCTAAAGTAATGAAGAAAACACAAGTTGCAAATATTTTTAAAAAAGGTAAGGAACAAATAAGAAGGTTACATGGTAAAGCATGATAGAGTTTGTGTTAGTGTTTATGATGGGGATAAGAGTAATAGACCAAACACAAACTTTTCAAGATATAGATAGATGTTTATATTTTGCACAAAGACTTCATAAACAACCACCAATACCACAAGAGGAAGGACCTAGCTTACGAATAACTGCATATTGTAAACCCATAAGGAAAAGATAATGTTAGCAGAACTAGCCGCAGCAAATGCCGCTTATGGAATAATAAAAGGTTTTATATCTAATGGTAAAGAGCTTTCAGGTTGTGCTAAACAAATATCTGATTTTGTATTTGCTAAAGAACAAATAGAAAAAAAAGCAAGTAAACAAAAAGCAAAAGGTGGTGGTGGAGATTTAGATGAGTTTATGGCTCTTGAACAGATAAGAGAAAAAGAAGAAGAACTCAAGAAGATGATGATTTATCTAGGCAGACCCGGACTTTGGCAAGATTGGCAAAGGTTTCAAGCAGAAGCAAGAAAGTCTAGAAGATATGAAGAAAAAATGGCAGCAAAACGTAAACAAGAATTAATAGAATATATAGGATATGGAATAGGTTTTATAGTTATCTTATTTTTTGCAGGTATGTTAGCATGGTTTGCAGGTAAATGGACAGGAAAGTTTTAACACCTTGTATAGGTGTATGCAAATTAAAAGATAATATATGTATAGGTTGTAAAAGAACAATACAAGAAATTAAAGAAGCTTATGACAAAGTAAAGGAGATACAATGGCAATTGCTAAAAAGAAAAAATCAAGTTCATCTAAACCAAAAAATCCTGCACTATATTCAAGAGTAAAAGCAGAAGCAAAAAAGAAATTTAAAGTATATCCATCAGCATATGCAAATGCTTGGCTTGTACGTACTTATAAGAAACGTGGTGGAACTTACTAATGGCAAAGCCTAAAAATAGTGGCTTAACTAAATGGTTTAAAGAAGATTGGCGAGATGTTAAGACAGGTAAAAAATGTGGTAGGTCAGGTAAAGATAAAAAGTCTAGACCTTATCCTGCCTGTAGACCTGCTAAAGTAGCAAGTCGTATTAGTAAAACAGAAGCAAAGAAAAAGACAGGACCTAAAATGGTTAAGTGGTCTGTAACTGCTTCAGGAAGAAAAAGAAAAACAACTAGACCTAGAAAGAGGATAGCATGAGTAAGTATCCCGGAGTAAAAAAATTACCATCAGGAGGAATAGAATATCGTGGAAAAAAATTTGCAGGATTTAATAAACCTAAAAGGTCTGACAGACCGGGCAAAAAAGGCATGGTCTTGGCTAAAGAAGGTGATAGAATTAAACTTATACATTATGGTGACTCTTCAATGGGTCACAATTATTCTAAAGAAGCTAGAAAGAGTTTTAAAGCTCGTCATGCGAAAAATATTAGTAAGGGCAAAATGTCTGCGGCTTATTGGGCAGATAAAAAGTTATGGGCAGGAAAAAGTGGAAGCAAAAAAGCACCACCAAAAACTCAAAAGCATACAAAGGGAATCAGAAGAGCATAAAAGAAAATGGTATGACTGGTTAAGAGGTAAGTAATGGCTATAGGTAGAAGTAGTATTTCACAACAAATAAAAAAGCCTGTTGTTAAAAAGATTAAAAAAAGAAAGATTAAAAAGAAATGAGTACATCAGGTACATATGATTTTTCTATGGATATAGATGAAGTTATCCAAGAAGCAATGGAAATGATAGGTGGTGAACCTACACTAGGACATGAACCTAAATCTGCAAGAAGGTCAATTAATTTATTACTATCTGATTGGCAAAATAGAGATATTATGTTGTGGACTGCAGAAACTTCTACAGTTACTGTTACTGCAAGTGTAACTGCATATGCATTAGCATCATCAAGTATAGATGTATTAGAAGCAGTTGTTAATAGAGATGATACTGATATACAATTAGAACGTATATCTATGCAAGAATTTTTAAAGATTCCAAATAAAAAACAAAAAGGTAGACCTACTCAATATGCAGTAAGACATGAAAGAGATAGACCTGAAATATATCTCTGGCCGCTTCCTGAAAATTCTACAGATAAAGTTAAACTAGAATTAATTAGGTATATGCAGGATGTAAATAAATCCTCAATACAGACACCTGATATTTCAAGAAGATTTTTACCATGCTTAACTGCAGGTGTTGCATACTATATGTCTATGAAAAGACCTAATGTAGATATGAATAGAATTTCAATGATAAAAACAGAATATGAAGAAAGACTTGCTAGAGCATTAACAGAGGACAGAGAAAGAGTAAGTCTTTTAATAAAACCAAAAATTAGTATATAATGACTACATCAAGAAATACTTTAGGCATATGTGACATATGTGGATTTAGATTTAAGTTAAGGGATTTAAAAAAGAATAGCTATGGACTTATGGTTTGTTCTACTGATTATGAAAGATATGATTTAAAAAACCATCCTCAAAATAAAATCCCTAATACTATAGATATTGAAACATTAAAGTTTCCTACTAGAAGGTCTCCTATGCCTGAAACTAATGTAACAGTTACAGATTGGTTACCTACATAATGGCAGTTGGTAAAAATACAATAGTAGAATGTGACGTTTGTGGTTTTGAATACAGACGTAAAGTAATGAAAAAAAATAGCTATGGACTTATGGTTTGTCCTCAAGACTATGAAGGTGGATATGATTTAAAAAATCATCCTCAAAATAAAAGTCCTAGAGTAGCTGAAAGTTTTTTTATTAGAGATGTAAGACCTGAGTCTAATGTAGATAGAAATTTAGATTGGGAAGGTGCAACAACAGAATGGGAAAATACAGATAAGTATTGGAATTTAATATGAGTGATTTTACAGGTCAAAAAATTGCAAACACTTACAAAAATTTGTTACAGGTTAGTGTAGCAAATAGTTCATTAGGTACTGGATTAAAGAGTGTTGAAACAGGTGCAGGTAATGTAACTCCATTACAAATATCTACAGATAAAGTTAATATAGGTGGTACATTTCAAATAGGTGGTGTAGCCTTAACTGCAAATGTAACTGCATTAAATAACATTGCAGATTTATCAAGTCTTACAGGTATTGTAGTAGGTGATTCAGGAACTCTTTCAGGGAGAACTATTACTGGAACTACTCCTATATCTGTAGCTAATGGTAATGGTACAGCAGGTAATCCTACTATAAGTCTTGCAACTACAGGTATAACATCTGCAACTTATGGACCTTTAGGTAAGTTTAATATTGATACATATGGTAGAGTAATAAGTGTTAGTGTTGCAACTACAGTGTCTGCTAATGCATTTGTAGGTGGCACAGTATCTGCTTCTTCTCTTACAGTAGAAAATGATACATCTATAGGTGGTGATGTAGTTATTGAAGGCACTACTAATATGAAAGCAGTAAGTGCTACTGATGTAACTTTTAATAATCTTACAGTAGGAACTAAAATAACTGCAGCAACAGTTACTGCAACTAATGTAGATACAAGTGTATTAAGAGCAACTACTGCAAGTATTTCTAACTTAACTGCAGGTAGTTTAGCATTTAGTGATACCTCTGTAGGTAATTTAAATGCAACTAATTTTTTTGCAGTAAGTGCAAATGCAACAAGATTATTTAAAGCAGGTGTAACTGTTGGAACTGAAACACAAATAGCTGCAGTAAGTGCTTTAACTAAAACTAATTTAGATGCAATAACATCTATTAATACAGTAATAACTTCTGTTAATAGTTTGGCAGTTGCAGTTAGTGCATTATCAAAAACTAATTTAGATGCTATTACTTCTATTAATACTGTAGTAACATCTGTTAATAGTTTAGGAGTAGCTGTTAGTGCTTTAACAAAAACTAATTTAGATGCAATAACAAGTATTAATACAGTTGTTGCAGGAGTTAGTGTATTAACTAAAACTAATTTAGATGCTATTACTTCTATTAATACTGTTATAGGTAATTTAAGTGTAGGTGCAATTACAAGTATAAATACTGTAATAACTAATCTTTCTGCAACTATGGCAACTTCTATTGCTAATAGAACTGCAGCAATTACAAGTATAAATACAGTTGTAGGAAATTTAAGTGCAACTATGGCAACTAGTATTAATAATAGAACTACTGCTATAGCTACGAATACTGCAGCAATTACAAGTATAAATACAGTGATAACATCTGTTAATAGTTTAGCAGTTGCAGTTAGTGCTTTAACAAAAACTAATCTAGATGCAGTAACATCAATTAATACTGTGGTTGCTAATTTAAGCTCTACACTAGCAACTAGTATTGGTAATAGAACAAGTGCAATTACTTCTATAAATACTGTAGTAACTAATCTTAGTGCCACAATGGCTACAAGTATTAATAATCGCACTGCAGCAATAACATCTATAAATACTGTAATAACAGATTTATCTGCAACTATGGCTACAAGTATCAATAGTCGTACTGCAGCAATAACATCTATAAACACAGTTGTTACAAATTTATCTGCAACTATGGCAACTAGTATTGCAAATCGGACTGCAGCTATTACAAGTATTAATACTGTAGTAGGTGGTATAGGAGACCCCATACCATTTGCTATTGCGTTAGGTTAAGATATACAGTATAATATATTAATAAATAAGGAAATATTATGGCAAATAACTTTAAAGTATCAGTAGTAGCAGGAGTGGGTACAGGAGCTACTCAAGCTTATGTATGTCCTTCAAGCACAGAAACTACTGTAATAGGATTAAGTTTAGCAAATATATCTACTTCACAAATAACTGTATCTGCTCATGTAAGTATAGGAGATGCAGGTAATGGTGTTGCAAGATTAGTTAAGGATGCACCTATACCTGTAGGTTCTAGTTTAGTTGTTGTAGGAGGAGACCAAAAATTAGTTTTAAATGCTGCAGACCATATAATGATTACTTCAAGTGCAGCTAGTTCAGTGGATGTAGTGACGAGTTACTTGGAGATATCTTAATGACATTAATAGGTAATCCTTTAGCTTCAGCATTTCAACAAGCACCTTCAATTGTAAGATTTAATGGTGATGGTTCTGATACGACATTTGCTTTAGGAAGAACAATATCAGCAGTACAAGATATACTTGTAAGTGTAGATGGTGTAGTTCAAGATACATCTGCTTATACTGTGCCTGATGGCTCTACATTAACATTTACTGCTGCACCTTCAAGTGGCACTAATAATATTTTTGTGTACTTTCTTGAGTCTACTAGAGGTTCTATTACACCTGCAGCAGAAAACAAAGGTAATTTTAAGGCAGGTGGTATGTTCAGAACAAATGCACAAAACTTAACTGCTGATACAACAATATTAGCTACAGAAAATGCACAGGTTACAGGAACACTTACTGTAGATAGTAGTGTTACATTGACAGTGAATAGTGGTGGAAGGTTAGTGATATCGTGAGTACACTTAAAGTAGATGCAATACAAGGTACAAGTGGCAGTAATTCTGCTATGACATTAAATGGTGCTGTTGTTACTTTTAATCAAACTCCTAGTGGCACACAAACTTATGCACCTTTACTAAATGTTGATACTATTTCAAATGTATCAAGTTACCATGTAAATAATACTTACATTAATGATACTTATGATTACTATTTTGTTTCTGCATTTTTTAAACCTGTAACTGATGGTGTTACTTTATATCAAAAATTATACATTTCAGCATCACAAGATAATGGAGCTACGACTCAAAGTAGCACTGCACCAAATTCTTGGGAATATGCACAAATAGGTGGTTCAAATACTAGTGGTGGAGATAGTTCTTCACAAGCTACACTACATTTTACGACTATAGGAAATGGAACTGGAGAAGGTGTACATTTTCATAATCATTATTATGCTAATAATGAAAAAGCTAATATGATTTTTTGGCATGGCTCTACCTCTCACTTGGCAACTAATGGGGCTCATGTAGGAAGCACTACATCAGGAGCATCAGGCACTCCTCTTACTATGTATCAATATTCTTTAGTCGGTATGGAGTTTTATTTTAGTAGTGGTAATATTTCTACTGGAAGAATAAATGTTTATGGTGTTAAGGGTTATGTGTAATGGCTAACGATTATAAAATGTTAAATTACCAACGAGTGCAATTAACAAATGAAGAACAAAAAGTTAGAGATGCTGAAATAAAAGCATGGAATGATAATGCAACAAATAGACGCATGATTGAACTTCGTAGACAAAGAAATGAATTGTTAGCTGAAACTGATTGGATGGCTAACTCTGATATAATTATGAGTAATGAATGGAAAACATATAGACAAGCTCTTAGAGATATAACAAGTCAAACACCAACTAGTGATGAATTAGATGAAAATTTTTTATATAAAACTATTACTTTTCCAAAGAAACCGAGTTAAGGAAACTTAGCATGAGTGAAATAATACTAGACACAATCACAGGCAAGTCTACTGTAACAACAGTAACCATTGGCTCAACACCTGTAGTTAGTTCAAGTGCAAACTCTATGACTATTAGAGGTGAAGGTAGCAATCAGACAAGTATTCAGCAAGGCTTAATAAAAGGATGGATTAGATTTGATGGTTCAGGCACTATAGCTATAGACGATAGTTTTAATTACGCTAGTATAACAGACAATGGCACTGGTGATTACACTGCAACAATTTCTACTGCAATGGGTAATGTAAATTATGCACCAGTAGCAGGAGCAGGAGATGTAAACTATGGAGCAAAAATAGATTTAGAACACTCCGACACAAACACTACAACTGCCATGAGATTAAGAACAGCAGGTACTGTTAGTGGAACTGGAGACACTGATTTGGTAGCAATACATATTGCAGGAGACCTCTCATAATGGCAAACGGAACAATAGCATTTGATACATTACAGACAAGTGGGCAGATAACAGGCACAGCTAAGTCTTTGGATACAGATTATGTTGTAAATGGTAGTTCTAAACAATGGCTAAGACTAGATGGAACAGGAACTGTTGGTATTGATGACAGCCTGAACACAACAAGCATAACTGATAATGGTACAGGAAAATATGGTGTGACAATAGCTAATGACATGGCTAATGCAAATTATTGTATGACAGGCATGGCTAGTGATTTTCATGTAGCAGATGAAGATGCAGGTGGAGCAGACCCTACAACAGGAGCATACAGACTTTGTTGTTTTTATGTTTCAGGTACTGATGGAAGTCGTACTTTTAATGATGAAGACAGAGTAAGTTGTACAGTACACGGAGAACTCGCATGACAATAGAAACACCAGAATTTCAAGGCACACATCTTTGGGATAGAC